CCCACGAAGAATACATGGCTAACGCCAGATTGCAAGCCGAAATGTTTACTTCGGAAGTAACAGTTAAGAAGGCTGAGTACCAAGGGCGGACAGTAAGCCTCGACAAACCTTTCAGACTGGAGTCAGGGGCTTCTAAAAAGTTCGGCGTATACGTGAAAGATGGCGATTCTGTAAAACGCGTTACGTTTGGCGACCCTAACATGGAAATCCGGCGTGATGACCCCGAGGCGCGCAGAAATTTTCGTTCGCGGCACAGCTGCGATACAGCCACAGACAAGACTTCGGCCCGTTATTGGTCGTGCAGAATGTGGGAAGCTGGAACAACGGTGAGTGACATGACCAAAGAAGAAACTGTTCACAAGTCCTACGACTTTAAGGTTCTTAAGCGCGACGACGAACAGCGCATCGTTTGGGGCTGGGCATACATTTCCACCGTAGACGGGGAGCTGCAGGTCGACACTCAGGGCGACTCCATAGAGCCTCAGGAAATGGTGCTCATGGCGAACGAGTTCATGAAGGGTGCGCGGCACGCCAAAGCAATGCATACTGGTGAGGCTCGCGGCGAAATCGTTCATTCCTTCCCAATGACCAAGGAATTATCCCAGCGTTTCGGCATCGAGACCAATAAAGAGGGCTGGATTATTGGCATGCACGTTGCCGACGACGAGGCGTGGGAGGCTACGAAGTCCGATGATTTCACAGGTTTCAGCATCGGCGGTCGCGCCACAGTTAGAGAGGCTTACTGATGTCAAGATATAAGTTGAAAGGGCTGCAGTTGGACGAAATCTCACTGGTGGATGTCCCTGCAGACCCCAATGCAAAGATCACCGTGTGGAAGCGCGGTATGCCAACACAACGCATACTAGTGAAGCGCGGCGCTAGCCCGAATGACGATGTGTCCAAGGAAAAGGACGATCGTTATAAAGACATGCCTCCCGAATTGCGGGAGCGCATGAAAAAGCTCATGAACGAGGGCATGAGCGAAGAAGACGCCTACAAAGCGTCTATGTCTGAAACAGCGAAAGGAGGTTCCGTGATGGACCCGAAGGAACTCGCAGCTCAAGTAGAGGCTCTGGAGGGCCAAGTCGCGGACTTGACCAAAACAGCTGATACTGCTGCTACTGAATTGGCCGCTTTCGAAAAGGCGGCTGCTGAGGCTGGACTGACTGTCGAGAAGTCGGAAGGGAGCGTAAAGCTTTCCAAGGCTGCTGACCCTGAGTACGTCGAAATCGACGGCGAAAAGGTCGAAAAGAGCGCGGTTCATCCCGTTATCTTGAAGCGTCTCGAAGCGCAGGAAGTTGAGCTGACAAAGATGCGCGACGAGCAGCGCAATGTTGAACTGGCGAAGCGCGGCTCGACTGAACTGCCTAATCTAGGTGGTACTGACCTTGCAAAGGGTAAACTGCTGCAGGCCGTGTCGGGTGACGAAGAGTTGCTTAAAACTCTGAAAGCTGCCGATGCCGTGATGGCAAAGGCCATGTCTGAAATGGGTAACAACCCCATGGACGACGAGTCCAGCGCTACTTTCAAGCTGGATAAGATGGCCAACGATTATGCGGCTGCTCACAAAGTGAGCTTCGAGTCCGCGTATGCCGAAGTGAGCAAAGCTGGTGAAGGTTACGACCTTTGGAAGCGCGCTCAAACTGAAACCGCGTAAAAGGAGCTATGAAAGATGGCGACTAAAGAAAACACCCAATCGATCACGCTCCTTGCAGGGGCTGATCTCAGCGCGGCGCAATTCCGTTTCGTTGCAACCAATTCTTCCGGCGCTGCTGTGCTGGCTGGTGCGGGCGCAATGGCGAATGGCGCTGTACAGAACGATCCCGAAAATGGTCAGGCCGCTCTGGTTGACATTTCGGGTGTCACCAAAGTAGAAGCAGCTGGCGCGATCACTACTGGCGCTCTGGTAGCTTCTGATGCGACAGGTAAAGCCGTTGCAGCTACTGCTGGTGACTATGCCCTTGGTACTGCTATGGAAACTGGTGCTGCAGACCGCATCATTTCTGTGCTGTTCCAGCCCAGCGGCGTCGTTCCCGCTGCATAACCCCAAACGAGGACAGTGAAAAATGAGCCAACCAACCATCAATGCGGTCCACGTTAACGGTCCGCTTACCAACATCTCGGTCGCGTTCTTGCAGAACGCCACCAATTTCATCGCGGGTCAGGTATTTCCTAACGTACCTGTCCGTTTCCGTTCGGACCGCTACTACACCTTCGACCGTGGTTATTTCAACCGCGACGAAGCCAAAGAGCGCGCTCCAGGTGCAGAATCCGCAGGTTCGGGCTTCGAGGTAGACAACACGCCTACTTACTACGCCCGTGTAAATGCACACCACCACGACATCGCAGACCAGATCCGCGCAAATGCTGACCCACAGGTTGACATGGATCGTATGGCTGCAGAACTGGTGGCCCACAAGCTGCTGATCAAGCGCGAGAAGGACTGGGTTTCCAAGTTTTTCGCGTCCAGCATCTGGACTGGTGGCGACGTAGTTGGCGTAGCTTCAAACCCGAGTGCAGGCACTTCGGTTATCAAGTGGTCTGATTACGTAGCCAGTGACCCAATTGGCGACGTGGACGCTGCGAAAGCTGCAATCCTTGAGAACACTGGCCTGTTGCCAAACGTTCTGGTGCTGGGTTACAAGGTGTTTGATGCTCTCAAGCGTCACCCCGACATCATCGACCTGATCAAGTACTCGGGTGGCGTAAGCCCAACTAACCCTGCCTTGATCACGCCACAGGCTCTTGCGGCTGTGTTCGGTGTCGAACGTGTCGTAATCGCCAGCGCCATCGAAAACGTCGGCAAAGAAGGTCAGGCAAACGACCACAAGTTCATTGCTGGTTCGAATGCCATGCTCTGCCACGCTGCAACTTCCCCAGGGTTGTTGACACCTACTGCTGGCTACACCTTCTCTTGGACTGGCTTCATGGGTCAGACCAACGCGATGGGCTTTGCTACTAAGCGCTTCTACATGGACGCTAAGGAAGCAACGCGCGTTGAGGGTCAAATGGCATACGATCAGAAAGTGATCTCTGCTGACCTTGGCTACTTCTGGGGCGCGATTATTTAATCGCTACCGGACCACAGGCCCTCGCTTTCGAGCGGGGGCCTTTTACAGGGAGAACGAAATGGGCCGTTACGACCGCCAAGTATTCGACATTAACAAACCGTTCTTGGTGCGTAAAGCATTCAAGGCCAATGGCCGTACTTTCACTAATGGTATGCCTTTCGACTGGTCGCATATGGCTATTACGACCCGCAAGGTGCGCGTGCTTTTCGATTCGGGCTATCTTTCTCATCCTACTGAGAAAAAAGCAAAGCCTGAAAAGAAAACCGAGACTAAAGTTGAAGTCAAGAAAGAGGCGACCGCCAAATGACTTCTACGTACAGTGGAAACCCTGCGTCTAGCTTTCAGGACCAAGTTCGTTACTTGATTGGTGATACTGGGCCAGAGTTCATCCTGACTGACGAAGAAATTGAATTCGAGTTAGATACTCGCAGCACCCTAAAGCATGCAGCTTTGGGAGCAGTAAACGCTATTATTGCCAAGCTTACCAAGAATTACGAGCAACGGTTTGAGACTATTTTCGAGAAGCCGCAGGAAGCAGTTCATTCATACCGACTGCTAGCCAAAAATCTTGAAAAGCAAATTCAGAAGTCCGAAGTAGGCTTTGGTGCTCCAATAGCTGGTGGTATTCGGCGGTCTGATACTTTCACAGCAGATAATGACAACGATCGGGTCCCTCCTACTTTCGACCGCGACGAGTTCACAATTGATAAGCGCGAACAATGGCCATTAGTGTAACTCGTTTGCTCCGCAGTAAGGGGCATACCATTCCATTACACAAGAGCGTACAGACTTCTTACGTTGTTGCGTCTGGCGGTTACGACGGTGGAGCCATCCAAACTTTTCAGTTTACTGGCGTTTTCATTAATTTTGACAACAAGGAAGTCGACGGTGCCACCGTTTTGGTTACTGACAAGAAGTTGCTGATCGACGCCGATTCTCTTTCCGCTATCCCTGCCGTGGGTGACATCGTTCAAGGCTCTTTGGTGAATGGCCAGATTAAAGGCGGCTCTAAGATTATGAGCGTCAGAGAAATTGCCCCAAGGGGGTCCGTTGTCGCCTACACCTGTCAGGTCCGCTAATGGTACAGTTCCGCGTAATAGACCGCCGTAGACCTGAACGAGAAATTCTGGACCAGTTTCAGAATTTCAATCAAGAAGTCCAAAAGCAGGTCTTACGGGGAATGGCCGAAAGAGTGGCAGAAATGTCCGTCGAGACAGAAGACACGGGTACCTATGCAGAGAGCCACGAAATAGCAATTCGCAGCGGTAGCTTTGCGTCTTTCATCAGCTCAAAAGGCAAACCCCGTGGTGGCACTGGTGGGAGGGCTTCTGCGAGGGGTCTGAGGTCCATGTTAGGTGACATCGAACGATTGCCTCCTGGAAATAACAACATAGTTATACGGAATATGTCTATCCACGCTTTTGCGGTCGAGCGGAAAGGCTGGCCTACCAAACCGCCTTATCGGATTTACTCGAGGGTTCAGCGCGAGGCTTCTTCAATCATCAAACGCGTCGTAGATTCTATTCGGGCAGGTGGTACATGAGTTCATATGACGACATTCAAGCTACGCTCGACGTGAACCTTAATGATATTGAAGGCCTCCCTGAGAAAGTATTTGAGAACACCCGCCCAGCTGAAATGCCCTTTGGTGAGGAGTTCGTTTGGACGCAGTTTCAGCCCATCGACCGAGTTGCTTCTGCGCGCGGCCCCGACCCATTGATGAGATACAACGGCTTTTACGTCGTTAACTTGTGCGTACCTCAAAATTCTGGTACTCAACGCATACGCGTCTTGGTGGACTTAGTTCTTGGTGTTTTCAAGGGCGCAAACCACGTAAGCCATGATGGCTTTAATCTCACCATTGAACTCTCCAGACAAGAGGCGGGTTTCAAAATGGAAAACCACTTCTGTGTGCCCGTAACCATTGATTGGTACTGCTACGCAACGTAAAGGAAAAGACGATGACGTTTTCTCAAGGTAGCCGCTCTGTCCTCGATTACGTGGCGCAGACCGACTTCGACACAATCCCAGCTACACCGACGCTGAAACGAATCCCTGTCAAGAACCACAGTCTCACACTTAATCGTGAGCGTTTGCAAGGTGCTGACATTCTGGGTGACAGACAGCCCTTTATCGACCGTTTGAATGTTCGGTCGGGTACAGGAACGATCGACGTGGACCTACGTAAAGGTGACTACGACGAGTTCCTCGAATCGGCTTTCTTCAACACTTTCGCGGCTGACGTTCTCAAGGTAGGCGTCAATCCCAAGTTTTTGTTGGTAGAAGACGGTGCACTCGACATTGGCCAAATCCGCAGATATAACGGATTGGCAGTGTCTACGGCTACTTTCCGGATTGCGCCTCGTCAGATGGTGGAAGTGACATTTGACTGTCTGTCGCGAAACATGGTCACTGACACCACTACCGTGTCAGCGGGTGCCGCGACCGCGCCGACTGGCAATGAACCATTTGATACTCTTTCAGGTGAGTTGTTCGAAGGTGGCACGTCCCCTGGAAATAAACTCAACGTCGTGACCAGCTTGGAGTTTAGTATTCAAAACTCTTTCGCTCCTACGTACGTGATTGGAGACGATACAGCCCCTCAATTCGAATTCGGTATGGCGGT